TAATTCGACCTTCTTTTGAATAATCAAAAGACCATCGGCTTCTTGAATCAATGACTGCTCAATACTTTCTCTAATGTCTGATACAACCATTACTTCTTCACCTCTCCTTTTGCTTGCTTACGCGCTGCTGCAGCGCAACGCTTGAAACCGTCCTTAGCCCACTTACCCGACTTCAATTTGTATTTTGGTGCAAGTTGTTTGAATGCTTTACCATATGCTGCATGATACTTTGACTTTTTGCGGGGCTTTTTCGGTGTACTGTTTGACATCGTTCCTTCAGCTGATGCAACTTCAAGAGCCTCTTGGGCATCAGTTGGCATAACTTGAGTTAATACTTCACCTTCTTTGATGTAGATTTGAAAGGCCGGAGTACCTGAAAGTAAGTACGCTTGATATGCAGGTATCGCGATCATGTCAATAGGAAACACTGTTTCGCGATCACCCAAAATAAACCCAGATATAGCACCTAAAGTGGTACCTACTGCAGTGCCACCTAATGGTACAATTGAACCTATTTTGCCACCAATACGTGCGCCTTCTCGGGCACTACTTATTCGTTCTCGGACTTCTTGCGGGTCTGTAAGGTCTATGCGTCGGGAGTAATACTCTCCCTTACTGTTACGTGGCAATTAAGCCACCTCAAAGGTCTTGCTGCTGTGTAAGCATCTCAGTCATGTCGGCTTCGTTGAGTTTGATAGGTTCTCCGATAACCATAATGTCAATCTCAAGAGTAGCACCAACGTGTTCACCGACCAGTGAACATGCGACACCAATGAGCAAGTCAGACACTACGTTGTAACCTTCAGGGTGAAGGTCGGGAGTACCGTAGTGTGTCCATTGGTTTTCGATTTGACCCACTGCTGTACCAGTGTTATCCGGTGTAAGTGTTGTAGTCATCTCAAGGAGGTTGATAACGTCGGGAGAAGCCAGTCCAACATCAGCAGCGTTTTCATACGCGGTTGTAGTTGCGAACACTTTGATGCTTGACTGTAGAGGTGAAGCACCTACAGTATCGGACAATGTAGGCATAAGTACGCCATTTGGTTTTGATGGCGCACGTAGTTGGTATCGAATCTCTTTGATAGCCATACCTTCTTTTTTGACGATGTTTACAAAGTCGGAAAGGTCCACTCGCCCATAAACGAGGTCGGTATTACCGGAACCATTGATTTCAAATTGTAGTCGATCGCGTAGGATTAGGTCTCTTGCAGCACGTGCCATGTATCTGCTCACACCTAAAACGGTGTATAAAGTAAACCCACTTTTTGTCCTGGCAATTTATTTTCGATGGACTGCGTTATGTAACAAAATTACACTAAGTAAAAAAAGTAAAATTAACGCGATCGCGCTTAGAGAACTGCAGCAAATCTCCGCGAGCGAAGCGAGTCCCGGTGACTTATTATGCGCGTACGCGCGCGCTTTTTTCAATGCGAGCCAGTTTACCGGGGCTGATAGGCTATCGCTTAACACAGAATCAGGACACTAAGAAGCAGTTTCGGCTTCGCCTCCACATTTTTGACGATGGGTATATATCTACAACGGCCCTCGGAGTGGTTAATGAGAACTAAAGTAATATCATTATGCGACGAAACATGGGCTCTTGCGTCCGACATGGAAAATTTTTCCATGTGGGTACGCTCACAGTTGCTCATGCTTGATGAGGGACGATTGAAAATGGCTAAGGCTGCTGATGCTTACCTGAAGCAACATGGCAGTTACCCGGAGTGGTATTCATGACTAAAATGGACGCGATCATGGACGTAGAGGACCGTATTTTAGATTTGGTCGAACTCATGCGCGCATTGTTTCCTAATTTCAACAGCATACCACGTGCGGAAAAGGTCATCGTTGGGTTGAATCAACTCTACCGTGACACCGGAAAGTTGGCCGACGCGATCGATAAGGGGTGGGTTGAATGAGTCCTGAAATTAGAAAGGCTCGGAAAGCATTACAGGCATTACATAGGCTTTATTTTATGTACGCCATGCAAGTGAATGATAGAGACTATATTACAAAAATGAATGCAGTCTTTCAACTTTTAGAACGCCTTGAGGAGGAGAACGCATGAGGTTTGCAAACGTGTGCAAAATATGTTTTGAATTAACGTGGGTCGAAGCCGACATTACCGAACGTCTTGATGGCGAGTGGATGATGATGGCGACCGGAACGAATGAAGGCGGGTATGGTGGTCGAAAGTGGCACGTGTGCGAGAAGTGTTCTAATGAGATTCAAATGTCCTGTTTGCCATACTGAAGTGTGGCGGACTTCATGGTCCAAACCAAAACCGCCGCGATCATGTGCGCGCTGTGTTCGATTGTCAAAGGAGCGTCGCCAGTTGCGGGAACTGCAGAAGAACGATGAGGTAGAGTAACCTTTCACACCACACAATTCTTTCATTTTGTTCGCGATCAATAGGAGCGACTGGCTCAGTCAAACGCATGATTCAACCTCAGAACATCAAGGTGTTTCCGTTATCGGCTAATTTTCGTGGCGGTTGTTGCGCTCTAATTGGACCGGAAACAAGACCCCGGTTTAAGCCGAAGCGAATCCAGTCGGGAACTGCGCCAACTGTTACCGAATCATTACCAAAGGCTTCATCGAAGGGATTCATTACACGTGAGTTGCGAACATATCCGCGAAGAGTCGGAGTGTCAAGCATTGCCTCCGACTGGTCAGCAGCATAATTAAGCCAAAAGTTACGTGCTGCAGTCCCGTTAATCATACGTTCAGGTCGAATGCCACCATACGTCCATGCGGGGAATATTTGTCCAACGTTAGCAGCCTGTGGTATTGTTCGGCCTTGTTGCATCAAATTGATGCCTTGAGCCACTGAACGTTCACGCATGAGACCTAATCCATATTGAGTAGTGTCTACTTTCTTTGAATCAATTTTCAAAAGGAATGAAAAAGCAATATCCTCATACTGTGAAAGGTCATCGCCATGAATGAACATTGTAAAGTAAACGAATGGCGTATAGAATGAGAAGGTCGGTCCTGCTCCGATTTGAGGTGAAGGGTACTGTTTGATGTCGCCATAAGCATCGAATGCCTGTGGCACAACCATGTTAGCCTTGAATAATACGGATTCTGACGCAGCAACAGGTCCTCTATTGCCTAAAAACGGTGATATGTCCATGTTTGAATAAATCACCGGGTATGGAGTGACAAAGAACTCAATGAGACCGTATGGCGAATCCGTCGATATGATCGCGTCTTGAAATATGTCACATGCCATAACTTCATGTCTCATGCCACGTTGTAATTCGACCTTCTTTTGAATAATCAAAAGACCATCGGCTTCTTGAATCAATGACTGCTCAATACTTTCTCTAATGTCTGATACAACCATTACTTCTTCACCTCTCCTTTTGCTTGCTT